GAAACAAATAGTAATGCTAATACTATGTTTCAATCCTTTGGCTATATGTATGTAAATGGCAGTCAGATAGAAAAACAAAGTCTGGAAGTAGGACAGGATAAAATTTCTTTTCTTGGTATAGACGGTACAATGAACATAGTTAGTCCGCCTAATACTGTAGATGCATTAGCTAATTCTATAGAACATTCATATAAGCTACTTGCACAAAACTATCATCTGAATATATCATTTGTTGAAGGTAGTACAGCACAATCAGGAATTGCACTCCGATTAAGGAACCAAGAGTTGCAGGACTCCAGAGTATCTGATACTATAAGATGGAAACATATAGAGAAAAAACTATTTGAAGTAGAGTCAATAATATTACAGCAAGAAACAAACATAAATGCAGGTGAACTATTGCAGGTAGATTATCAAGAAAGCGAAGAAATATTATCTGATAAAGAGCAAAGAGAAAAATGGGATTGGGAATTATCACATGGCTTAATAGATGAAGCAGATATATTAATGCAAATGGATCCTGACAGGTATCCTGATAGAGAAACTGCACAAGATTATCTATTTGAACGTGGCAATCAAGACACACCTGAACTTGAAGAAGAAGAAGCCGTAGAGAACAATTTATTACAAACATTAATTAGGCCTGTAGAATAATGGCAGAGTATCAAGGCAAACAAGTAAGGCTAGATAAGCCTAAATATATACAAAAAGGTGAGGCTGGATACGGAAGGGCAAAGTTTGTAGTATATGTAAAAGATGATGATAAAGTTAAAAAAGTTCCATTTGGATCAGCTAAAATGAAGATTAAGAGGTTTAGTCCTACTGCAAAAAAAAGTTTTAGAGCTAGACATAAGTGTGATACTAATCCGCCAAAGGATAAAACAAAGGCTAGATATTGGAGCTGAAGGATGTGGGCAGGTCAGAAGGTTTCTGACATTTTAAAATGATAAATCAAGAATATATAGATCAAATATCACAACAAATTGCAAAGCAAACAGATGTATTACAGCAGGAAATTATAAAAGAGCTACTAACTTTATCTAGAAATAGAAGGTTTCAAACAATAGATCAGTTTTTAAATGTAATAGATCAGCTTGATTTAAATCAGGTTGTTAATTTAAAAGCACAAAACATAATACAATCATATGTAACAGCACAGACACAAATACTAGCAGATATGTCATTTGTAGGTGAGATTACAGAAGAAACATTAAGAGCTATAAGTAATTTTGCAAGAACATCATTTGTAGATCATCTAGGTAGTATGGGTGGTGTTTTAAAAACAGAAATAGTTAAAGGCATATTAGGTGAAACAACAGAACGTGGCATATTCCAAGCAGTACAACAACAAGCTGGACTATCTAATGCACAAATGCAAACACTTGTAAGAACAGGCCTAAATGATTATTCTGCATCAGTTAATAAAATAATGATTGACAATGCAGGTGAGAATAAAAAATACAGATATGTGGGTGCTATAGATGATAAAACAAGAAAGTTTTGTATTGAGGCATGGGAAGCAGGGCCAATGACAAAAAAACAAATTAAAGAGAATTTCCCACAAAACTATCAAGGTGGAGATCCGCTTATAGAAAGAGGTGGATATAACTGTAGACATCAATGGGTACCTATAGAGGCAGAAGATGAAAGTAAAGATTTTAGAAAATGATTAGTATAAAAGCATACGAAAGAATTGGATTTAAAGCACTAAGAATGTTTAAAGATATTATTTTTAGCAAACAAAAAGACGTTAAAGGTAATAAATTTAAAAGATACAGTAAAAAGTACGGTGAAAGAAAAAGAGCTGGAGAATTACCATTACAGACACCGCCCACTAAAACAACAAGGGCACCTATAGTATCTGGAAACTTTAAAAATGATTTTCAATTTAGAAAAGCTACAAAGAATGGCTTTAGATTAGGCTGGGCATCGTATGGCCAGATTGTAAAAGGATTAAATAAAATGGGCAGGCAAGTAACAACAAAAGATGATCCATTTCCTAAAGACGTTATGCATATGATTGACAGGCAGTTAGATTTAGAGATAAAAAAAGCATTAGGCAAGACACATAAAAATATTACAATAAAAATAGGAAAATAGTTTTTTTTCTTGCTTTTTACTTGTAAACTATGTATAAGAATTTAGTATAAATTTCTAATAACTCACAAAAGAGGTACAAATGTCAGAAGAACAAAACACACCTATCGTTGAACAAAACAACGAAAAAAATGACAACACTAAAGTTGAAAAACATGTAGAAAATATGGTTCCACAGAGCAGAGTCAATGAACTAACAGCTAAAAATCACAAACTAGCAGAAAGAATAGAGAAGATGGAAGCTAAAGCTGAAGCTAATAGACAAAAAAAGCTAGAAGAAGATGGTGAGCTGAAAGTATTGTTAGATGAAACAAGAAAAGAAAGAGATCAATACAAAGTTGGATATGACGAGTTTGAATCATATAAAGCTGACAGGAGATCTTCATTGATGGCAAAGGTTACTAATGAAGATGACATAGCTATTGCTGAAAGTCTGCCTCTTGATAAGCTAGAAAAGTTTGTGGGCAGGGTGACACAATCAGTTAAGGTAGGCACTCCAAATCAAAGACCAACAAATGGCACTAAAAGTGATGTAGATATGAATACTGTTTGGGATTTGAAAGACAAAGAAAGACAATCAAACTGGGGTGCAATTTTAAAACAATTTAAAAACACTAAAAATTAAGGTAGGTAAGAAATGAATCATCTTATTAATAATATACAGGGCTGGGTACACAATGGCCCTATGGGTAATGACCTAATGGCATTGACTCCAGCAGGAGATGCTACAGTAGGATCAAACGTAGGAGATCTAGATGGTAATGACGATCTAGGTGTTATGATACCAGCACTATGGTCATCTGCAATTTATCGTTATTTTGAAAAATCACTAGTTCTAAGACCATTTTTTGATGACTATTCATCATTGGTTAGAGGCAAGGGTGACACTATCAATTTACCAGAAATTCAAGAAGTTGCAAGTGCAGAAAAAAGTGCAAATACTGGTATAACATACACTACTAATGTAGAATCATCAGTAGCACTTAATGTTGATAAGCATAAATACTCAGCAAAGCTGTTTGAAGATATTGCATTAATTCAAGCTAATGAGCCATTAGTAGCTAAATATGCACAATCAATGGGTTATGCACTAGCTAAACAACTAGAAACAGATATTGAATCTGCAATGCAGAGCATGACTACAGGAATGACTTTGAGTGCAAACAATACATTAAGTACAGGTAAAGCTGAAGAAGCATATGCAACGATCTTAGAATTAGATATGGATCCTGCTGAGTGTGCATGGTTTGTAAATCCAACACTATATGCTGATATTGTATCTAACTCAGGTTTTGTTGTAGGTGGTACAGTAGCTGGTTTTGGTGGTGGTGCTACAACTGGTGTAGCTGGAACATTATATGGTATGCCAGTATACAACACACCTATAATCACAAGTGCATCTGGTGTAAGCAATGAAGTTGGTTACCTTGTTCATAAATCAGCAATGGCTGTAGCAGTACAGCAAGAGATTAGAGTACAATCTGATTATTCTATTGATAATCTAGGTACAAGAGTCGTAGCTGATATTATTTATGGTGTCAAACTAACAGATTCTGCTAATCACAAGAAGGGTGTTAGACTTAATCAAGCATCATAGTAAGATAAAAATGAATACATGGGTAGTTAATCTGCCCATGTATTCTATAACTCAGGAGATACATTTATGTCATATGTAATTTTAATAAAAGATAATATGAGCACTAAAGAAATTACAAGCAAACAAGAAGCCCAAAAATTAATGAATGAAGGGTATGAAGTAAAAATTGATAAAGCAGGCTGGGGCCTAAAAAAAGAAACAAAGAAAAAAGCAGTAAAAAAATCAAAAAAATCTAAAAAGTAATTAAGGAGCAAGAATGTCTTTAGAACATCAATATTCAGCAGGAGAGGCAGGATCAGTATCATTAGGTCAAAAAGGCTGTATTTTGGCATCTACAGATGCTGTAACAGCAGTAAGTGGTGCATTTATAGCAATACAATTTGTAGAGGATTCTATCTTTGAAAGCGGATCAACAGGTTTAGTAGCAGAAACTGAACAACTATTTATAGATGACACAGGTACAAGTACATCAGTATCTGCATCTGGTGGTATAGCAATAGATAGTGTAACATTCCCAGCAGGGATGACAATATATC